AAGGATAGCAACAGATATACAAGGTGTAAGCTGAAATTACCGCTCCATACTGGTATTTTCCAGAATGATAAGATTGTTCCGAATGGATTAATGAATGGTTTATTTGTCACTATTCTTACGTCCGAAGATAAGAAAGTATTCCGTCAATTAGATAGTGTATCTCGTGAAAGACGATTACTATTAAATCCATCTTTCCATTCGCTGAATGGTTCTACTGCTGGTCCTACTGAATGGACTTCGGGAACTTTCTCTAATAAGATCTTCATAAAACATAATAACAACAACTGGGATGTTGATAACTTTCCTTTTGTAGTAGGTGAAGAGTTTGGACTCACGGCTAATTACACTACTGAAATCAGTTGGACTGGTGCTGCCCCTATCATCCAAAAGATTGAAACATCGGGAACTGGAGCCAATAAATATATTAAATTAACTTTCAATGCTTCCGCCAAACCCGGATCTACGATTAGCAATGCGGGCAAGTTCTATCTGTATTCCCGATCTGTTTCATACGCCAGCACATACAGACCGACCTACGAAATGTCTAACTGTGAATTAGTTCTTAATGAAATTGATCTTGGACCACAAGCAGCAGCAGAAGTTCGTAATGATATGAGTGAAGGTAAAATGATGGTATATGATTTCTTAAGTGTTCAGTGTTATAATCACTCCCAGCTTAAAGGTGATCGTGTTGCAAACATTCCAATTCCAGCCAATCACCAGCGAGCCAAATCAATCATATGTGTTCCTACGGATGCTAGTGTATATACCGAGCAGCAACAGATTTCGGGAAGTGGAACCTACCTAATCAGCGAGGGATCGGATAAGAAACTCTTTTCTTCCCAGAGTGGTCTGGCGGGAATAAGTGATAGACTTACGGAATACTTCTTCTTCTATGATGGTAAAAATAATCCTAGCTTGAATGTCAATACTTCCAAAATATCAGCCAAAAACTCTGTAGATGCGATTCCAATTCTTGAATTAGATAAAGCATTAGCACAGGCTGATATGCCTGCTCTTTCAATGCGGAGATTTAATGATAATTTCTGTATTGGTCGTGCTTTAAGTCTGAACCGTGGAGCATACGATATGCGAAATAAGGATTGTCGTCTCAATGTATTTTACCAAGACACGGTAGAAGCTCCTACCAAGGACAAATTATGGGCTAATTTCGTTCATCATATCCGTAGGATCAATATTCGGGCCAATTCCATTCAAGTGGAAGTTTAATTATTTAAAAAATTATCTTTATTAAGTATATATGAAACCTGGTCCAAAACCCAAATACACTCCTGAAGAAAAAAGGCTGAAAACAAATGAATCCAACCGAAAATGGAGAGCAAAAAATAGGGAACATACTCGTGCCTATCAAAGAAAATATCAAAAAGAATATCGTCAAAAACATCTAGAGAAAATAAGAGAAAGGCAAATGCTATGGGAAAGGAAGAATAGATCTGTACGTGCCCGACAACAAGGTATTTATAAAAAACCAGGATTGATTCCATTTGAAGTTAAACATGCTGATCCAGGAAAACCATTTATAGTAACATTTGATTAATTATCATTATCATCTTTTTTAAAATTTGTTTTATCATATTTTTATATTTAAATAAAATATAAAATGTCAATCATATACCAAGAAGTCCAGCCTTCTAACATTAATTCTACTCAGAAAGTTTCTTACAAGAACGGTAATCCCATTGTAAATTTCCTTATTGGCTCACAGCCTCATCTTTTGGATACCAGCTCCGTCCGTATTAGTGGTGATATTAATTTTTTCAAGGATGCTGCTCTTACTAAGCCGACCTCTGCCGATCAGTTAGGTATTGATGAGAAACTTGCTATTTATTCTATCATTGAAAAACTAACCATCACATCCCAGCGATCCCGTCAAGTTATTGAAACCATCAATCACTATGGACGATTCCTTTCTTCCTATCTTCCGTATGTTGCTTCTAAGGCCGATAAATTCACCCACCTGAATGGTCTTTCGGGAACGTTACCTAATTATGAAGCACAGAAGCGAGAACTGGTTGATTTCCCCGCCACACAACATGGTAATCGTTTCTGTATGAATCTTCCTAGTGGTCTTCTTTCGGGTGGAAACTTTGTTCCGCTTGATGTCAATAGTCTTGGTGGAATTGAAATCTCTTTAAATCTCGCCCCCGATGCTCAGGTGTTATATGCTGTCAATGGTACGACCACTGGTCTCACCGAAGCATTTTACGAATTAGAAAATCTCAGACTTCATTGTGAATTGGTTGTACCGGATTCCCCAGATGCTATTCCTCCTCAAGGTCAGATAACATACAATGCCATCACGTCGTATTTCAATGTTATTAATTCAACGAATGCCGTTGTTAATTTCAATCTAGGAACATCCCGTACCCTTGGAGTTTTTATGAACTTTTGCCCCACTAAGTATCTTAACAATCTCGGATTTAATTCGTTTGCTACGACTTGTCCTATGAATGCTGATGGAAGTCAGGCTGGTATCAATTCTGTTATTTTCACCAAGGCTGGTATGAGAATGCCTTTATCATTTAACCTTGACACGAATATTAAAGATAGCCCTGATTCATCAGTAGTAGATCCACAGATTGTTTCATTTGCCCGTGATAGTATTCAGTCCGGTCTCAATCTTCGTTCCCAGATCTCCCCTGTTAATACCAACCGAAGCTACACGGGAGCGACACCTCCTCTCACTGCTGATGGTGGTCCGATGGAATGTCTGGGAGTGCCCTTTGATACGACAGGAACTGGTAATGGTGAAGATTTCTCTACGACTCCTTTCGGTGTTCAGATGGAATTAGATTTAACTTCGGATTCCCCGAATGCTCTGTTCCTGTTTGTTAAGTCTCGCCAGACTCTTCTGTTCGGTCCTCAAGGTCTGCAAATTGTTCAGTAGATAATTTACGATTTAATTTTTTTTTTTAAAAATAATTTTTATAGGTGATATATTATAAAATATGTCAATGTCTGCCGTACAAGAACAAGTTTCTGTTGCTCCTCCTAAAATGGATTCCTCAAATGTTCCCGCTATGCTTCAAGCGGGACGAATTGATTCTAATATGATGATGGATGTTTCATCGGACGTACTAGATCCAATTGTAAATAATGATACTAGTTGCCGTTTCGTTTTAACTAACAAGGGATACCTTCACGATGGATCTCGCATCACACTTGGTGTTCTAAAAAATGCCTCTGTCGGTACGGGAGCTTTCTTCCCTCCGAATATTGGAGTCAATTCTTTAATTCGTCGCGCGACTCTTTCAGTTGGTGGAAATGTAGTTTCCGAAACCGATGATTTCAATCATTTTAAAGCATATGAATCTATGTTTTTATCAAGTGAAATTAACAAATCCCGTGAATCTGTAATGTCGGGTCGTGCGATGGCTCACGAATTCAGAATGGTTGAAACTGCTGGATCCCAGAGCAACACGGCTGCGGATAGCTATGGATTGGACCTTGGGATGGATTACAATGGAGGTGGTCTTGAGCTCCCCCAATTTTTGAATGTTAATAATGAACCAACCTTCTCAATAAGTTTAGCACAGCTTTTCCCATTTATGAAAGGAGTAAATCTCCCGCTATTCGCGATGAAACAAGAAATTATCATTGATCTTATTTGGGAACCAATAAAGACCACAGGTCGTTGCTCTGTAGATACGAATGCTTCCTCGGGAACTGAGTTTAAAATTGATACGAACAATGTAAAACTAGTTGCTGACTACATTTTCTATGATGGTGAGAAAATGGCTGCGGATCTCAACACCTATATGACCCAGGAAACTAATTTTGCTTACAATGATTATCGTCTAACCAAAACGACTCTTTCGGTTACGGCTGCTAAAAACTCTGTAAGAAATCTTGGTGGTGCTGGCCGTATGGTAACGAAGATTATCACTGGAATTAATAATGATAACCGTGATGATAGATTTGTTCTTAACAAATACGCGGCCGTCGCCCCCGATCGTGATTACACTAATGCTTCTGTAGAACTAAGAAAAAATGGCACCCTCACGGCAAATGTTCGTATGAATGATTTCTTTGTTTTCCCGATTGATCTCTCTAACTCGGCAGTATTATTTGACAAGACAACCCGTGCCGAAGGTGGTCTTCCTTTTGTAACCCGTGAGGAATATTCAGCTGAAGGCGATGTA